TATAAATGAATTTAACATAAAAAATATTCCACATTGGAATACAATCTATAAATTTTTTGAAAAATTAATCAAATACAATGTTATTTATACTACATTTTTAGATACAGTAAAAAAATTAAAAAATTTTAATAGATACAACTATTATACAAAATAAAAGAGGAATACAATATATTGGTTATAATTTACAATTACCAAAACATAAATGTAGTAAAATATCATTAATAACTAATTCAGAAGGTAAAATAATATATAAATAAATATTAAATATTAAATATCTAAAGGTTTTTCTCTATTACCCCATGACTCAAATAGTACTTTCTTCACTTCTCCCACATGACCTATGAAATTGTCCCAAAGGCTTAACTTCTGCAGCGTGCTATTCACACGTAACATACTTGCAAATACCATGGCTCCTTCAGTTCTCACATTATTGCCATAAAGGTATAACTCTCTCAGTGTTTTATTTTGACATAATGCCTCTGCAATAGCCCGCGCTCCATTAGTTCCTGCGTTATTGTAATGAAGGTCTAGCGTCTTTAGCGTGGTATTTACACGCAATGTCTCTGCAAAAGCCAACGCCCCGTCAACTTTTATGTTATTACTCCCAAGGTTCAGCGTCTCTAGAGTGGTATTTACACGCAATGCATCTGCAATAGCCAACGCTCCGTCATCTCCCATGCAATTACTCCCAAGGTTCAGCGCCTTTAGCGTGGTATTTACACGCAATGCATCTGCAATAGCCAACGCTCCCTTAGCTTCCACGTCATTGCAAGCAAGGTTCAGCGTCTTTAGCGTGGTATTTACACGCAATGCATCTGCAATAGCCGACGCTCCGTCATCTCCCATGTAATTACTCCCAAGGTTCAGCCTCTTTAGCGTGGTATTTACACGCAATGCATCTGCAATAGCCAACGCTCCCCTAGGTCCCACGAAATTACTCCCAAGGTTCAGTGTCTCTAGCGTGGTATCTACATGCAATGCATCTGCAATAGCCCATGCTCCAATATCTCCTACCTCATTATTACAAAGCTCCAGATTCCGTAGGTTCGTGGTATCCATACTTAATGTATCCGCAATGTTCCATGCTTCATTAGCTTTTATGCCCTTATTCTCAAGGTTTAGCGTGGTATTCACACTTAGCGGAACTCCATTATCTTCTACAAGATTTAGAAGCGGCATCTTTTTGCGTGACTGCATTTTAATACAATAAAATAATCAAAACATCAAATAAAAAAAATTCAATTTTTTTTAAATAATATATATAATCTGTTTATCTTTAGTTCTTATAAAATAATTAATTTAATTTTATAAGAATATAATCTATACTATTTTAAATGAAGAAAAAAACTTTTGTTAAAAATATAATTAAAATTATACATAATGATATAAAATTATATGAAAAATTTTATAATAAAGATCTGATTATCTTTCCTGTATTCAAAATTAATAATTTAATTTTGAATCTAAAAATATTTTATTTTTTTATTAAATATATTTAGATTATGGTTTGCACTTGTAAAAAATTTACTAAAAACAAAAAAAATAGAAACATTAATAATTTTTTTAAAAAATTTAAAAGATTGTATTTACGTTATAATTAAAAAAAATTACTTTTTTAAATTTTTATTTATTTAGCGTATATTATTATTAATATTAGGTAATAATAAATTTCTATTTTATTTTTATTTTTATTTTTATTTTTTCTATAATGTAAAAAATGTAGAATAATATTTTCAAAATTAGAACTATCTATAAAATATTATAACTAATAAAGATAAACAGATTATTAATAAAAAAACATGTATATAAACTATATTAATAATATAGTTTTAAGCTTATATAATTATATCTAGTTCTGTTGTATCAACCTCATCAAAATTATCTTCTAAACAACTTTTTAATTCTAGTACTTTGGCTTCAATATCATTTGGTAAATTATCCCACACTTTATAATTTGATAATTTATAAGTGTTTGAATTTTTATCATGTATAATTTTAATTCCATACATTGAAAATAATATTGTGTTTATAATTTTTATTTTAAAATTTATTTTTTCCGGAATTTCAACAATTCTATTCATATCATATTTTTTTGTAATCTCATTTTTTTTTTCAAAAATCCATTTTATACATAAATCTAAATTATTAATAAATTCATCATTATTTATTTTTTTATCTAAATTTAAAATATCAAAACTTAAAATTTGTAAAATCATAATTGCATAATAATGATATGTGTAATTATTTTTAGTTGTAAAATCTATATAACAGTTATTGACCCATTTATAATTTTTGTGGTTTTGTTGCAATATATCTAATTTTTGTTCAATATTTTGTTCATTATTAGGTAATATTGTAGTGTAATTTTTATACCATCGCATCTTATTGGTATCATAAAACTCTTTTATAAAATCTTCATCTAAATGTTCATTTGTAATACCATAACAAGATTTTATATTATATCTATTTATTTGATATATATCATCTTCAGATAAATAATCATCTCTTTGTTTTATTTTTAGTATATACTCTTCTTTTGTAATATCTTTGGCATGTAAAATACCATTAATATTAATTTCTTTTTCATTTTCTTCTCTTTCTTTTCGTAAAGATTTCATTTGTTCTATAATACTAGTGTTCTCTTCTGTTTCTTCTATTTTTTCAAATAGAATATTATATTCTTTACATTTTATATATCCAAATAAACAAGCAGAAAAATTCTGTTTATTTTCTAATGTTTCTATTGTATTATTTACAAATAAATCATATATTGGTTCTTCTTTATAAGGATAATTTAATGTAATATTATTATTTTCATTACGTTCATATTTAATTGGTAATAAATTATTATATAAATTATATTGTGTCAAATAATAGTCACTACATAATATTTTTTCAACTTCATTATATGTATATATATCTTCATCTGTATTAAAATCTTTATATAAATCTACTGCTAAATATATTGTTTTTTCATTAGGATGTCTAACACGATGTATCATTTGGCAAAATTCTTGTGCCCCTAATGAATTATGACAACCATATGCAAATATAGCATCAAAATAATTCTCTAAATCATAAGAAATACCCATACTTACAGATGGAGTATATATTACAATATCATATTCTGACCACGATTTATTAACATTTATAACATTTTCTAATTTTTCTTCATCTGTTGTTTCTTTATGAATTAATAAAACCTTTTTATTTGGAAAATCAATATTTATTTTATTAAGTAGATCCTTGGCTTTATTATTACTTGCAATAGGTATTACTATTTTTTTATCATTTTTAATATAATCAAAAATTTTAACTAACCACTCGTTATATTTCATAACTGCAAATGTATATGTTTGATATGGTTTATAATTATTTAATATAATTGCATAATCATTTGTTTTAATATTATTTTGAATATAATTTATACATCTGTCTGATAAATCTGCATCTAGAGCATAAATATGTTTTGCATCTTGCAAACGCCTTGCTAAAGATGCAACAACAATACTGGCATAAGAGTTTTTAATAAAATGTTGTGATGTTAAATATCGTACTAAACTTTCACACTCGTCAATGATAATATAATCATATACATCATTTTTTAATCTAAGTAAAGAATCTATTTGACATATAATTTTATTATGATAAATATCATGTTGTTTAATATCTGAATATAACTTAAAACCATGATTTTCTAAATCTCCTAATAACTTAATTCCAAATGTTCTTCTTGCTGATATAAATAATACATTTGTATTATTATTAATAATATTATTATTATTAAACATTTTAATAAATTGGTTGTTTTACCTGTTCCTTTCTCGCTCTGAACACCTAACAATTTATGATGCAAATATGGTTTAAATATTTCTTCATCAAGTTTAGGAATATTTATTTGTAAAGATATATTTGATAATTTAATTGGTTTAATTTTATAATCATTGACAATTTGTTTAATTGTTTTTTTATCATATATATCAGTTATACCTTCTTCATTACAATAATGAACTAAAGATCCTAAACTAATATTATTTGGTTTAAAATTTTTCCAAAAATTTTTTAAATCTTTTTCATTATATTTATTACTTTGTTTACTCCATTCATCCCATAGATTATAATAATCATTTTCAGGTGTAGAAATATTATGTAATATCATTCCAATTTTTATCCATTTATGGTAATTATCACAATAATCAAAAGGTAATTTATATAATATATCTTTAATTTTTAAATTATTAACTATTTTTTTAAATTCTTTTATTTCTTTTGTTTCCTTTGGTTTATATTTAATTGATGTCTTAGGAATAATTTTTGTATCAGGATTAATATATGTAATTAATGTCTTTTTCCATATTTTAAATGTATCATTTAATGATAAATAATTAAAAGTTTGATTATTATCTATATCTAATATTACCGGCTTTAATTTATCATTTTTTCCTTTTTTTGTACAATAACATATTCTTAAACATGATAAATTATAAATACTCGAATCGCAATATTCTAAATTATGTTTATCATTTGTATAATTGAAAAAATCTTTAACAACGTTATAATTCTCAAATGCTAAACCATTACAAACAACATGAAATGAAAATTTTGTTTTTAATTCTGTTATCACTGAATTAAATTCATTTTCTAATACTATAAAATCACTAAATTTATATATGTGTTCATATGATTCTCTAGCTGATAATTTTATTTTTTTTATATTATTTTTAACTATATTTAATGAATCATTATAATTATCTATCTCATTAAATGGAATATCAATATCTAAAGCAAATTTTAAACTTGTTGTATTAGTCCAAAATTCATAATAACTTGAATATTCACATTGTATTATTTTATTAAACACTTCTTCTAATTTTAATACATAATATCTTTTGTTGCCTTTAATTTCTATATCTTCTGCAAATAATTTTAATTGATTATTATTACAATATGTTTTATAATACTTTATCGCATCTGATTTTTTAAAAAACAAATTCATATTATCTCTTATAATATTATTATATTTATTTCTTTAAATATAAAAAATTGCAATTTTTTTAAATTAAAGATATAATAATTATAAAAATAAATATAATAATGGATAAAAATATAAATTTAACTTGGGTTGAAAAATATAGACCTAGTAATCTAAATGAAATTATATCTCATACTAATATCTTAAATACATTAAAAAATTTAATAAATAATAATAAATTACCACATTTAATATTATATGGACCACCTGGGACAGGTAAGACTACTACTATTTTAGCTTGTGCTAAACAAATTTATGGTGAAAATTATAAATCAATTATTCTAGAATTAAATGGATCAGATGAAAGAGGAATAAGTGTTGTTAGAGAGCACATTAAAGATTTTTCAAATACTCATATTATGTTATCTCAAATTATGAATATTAATTGTAAATATAAATTAGTGATATTAGATGAAGCTGATTCAATGACAATTGACGCACAATTTGCTTTAAGAAGAATTATTGAAAATTGTAGTAAAAATATAAGATTTTGTATTATTTGTAATTATTTAACAAAAATTATACCAGGGATACAATCAAGATGTACAATATTAAAATTTTCTCCAATACATTTTGATGATCATTATAATTATATTAATAATATTGTTAAATTAGAAAAAATTAATATTACAGATGACTGTATTATTAATACTATAAAAATTTCAGAAGGTGATATGAGAAAATCAATTAATGTATTACAATCATTATATTTAATAAATTCTAATACTGTTATAACAACACAAGATTTATATCAAACAATTGGTTATTTAGAACCTGAAAAAAATATTAAAATGATGAATTATTTATTTGAAGATAAAAGTTTATATGAAATATATACTACTATTTTAAAATTTAAAGAAGAAAATAATTTATCTATTAATGATATCATTAAAGAATTATCTAATTTTTTAATTAAAAATAATAATATACCTACTTCAAAAATTATTAAAATTTTTGATAAATTAGCACAAATTGAAGTTTATTTAACAAATAATATTAATCAAGATATTCAATTATGTGCAATTATTTCATCTCTAAAATAATTTTATTTATATAATCTGTTTATATTTGGTTCTTATAAAATAATTAATTTAATTTTATAAGAATATAATCTATACTATTCTAAATGAAACAAAACTTTTGTTAAAAATATAATTAAAATTATACATAATGATATAAAATTATATGAAAAATTTTATAATAAAACAAAAAATAGAAAATATAAAATTAAAGAATTATGTAATTATATTTATTTAATTTTAAAAACTGGTATGTCATTTAGAGATATAAATGAATTTAACATAAAAAATA